CACTTAGTTGGTTGCGAAATACCATTAGTAATTGCGCCAAATAAAATGTATAACAACATATTATACGCGGGTTTTTTAGATGTTGTTATGTACCATGAGGAAACAGAGACATTTAAAATAATCGATATTAAAACAAGCACCCGTGGGTGGAGGGATCAGGATAAAAAAAATGAGGATAAACAATATCAATTACTTTTATACAAACAATATTTCTCAGAACAGTATGGGATACCTTTAGATAAAATTGAAATTGAATTTTTTATTGTTAAAAGAAAAGTAATGGATTGGGATGATGAAAAAATAATGTCACCCCATCAAGCATATAGAGTACAGCAATTTAGCCCACCAAGTGGTAAAATTAAATTAGGACGAGCTAAAAAAGCTATAAATAATTTTATAAATGAATGTTTTAATTCTAATGGAGATATAAAAGATATAGAATATCCCAAATCCCCAAGTAAATGGAATTGTAACTTTTGTCCCTATAAAGAAGATAAAGAAAATTGTGGAGAAGGTATAATCTACTAATTTTCGTATATATGTATACCTAAATAATGTTATAAAATAAAGATTATGAGCGCAAAAAAAGATATGACACTAACGAGTGTTAAAGTCAAAAGCGATTTATTCGAGAATTTTAAAATTGAATGTGTAAAACGTAAATTTTCCTTTCAAAAACTTGCCGATCGAGCTATTTATTTGTATCTTACAGATGAAGAATTCCGTAAGGCAATTAATAATCAAACTAATCTCGAACTATAAATCGTAAACCAAATGAATAAAAGTTTTGAACACCTTCCTAAAGATAAAAGGAAGAAAATATTATTAATATGTGATGATATTAGAGTACATTCTGGAGTAGCTACGGTTGCCAGAGAAATTGTGATTCATACATGCCACCATTTTAATTGGGTTCAAATAGCAGGAGCAATTAAACACCCAGATAAAGGAAAAGTTTTTGACCTTAATGAAAGTGTAACAAAAGAAACTGGAGTTAAAGATCCTTCAGTTGTATTATACCCAGTTGATGGTTATGGAAATGCTGATCTACTTAGAGGAGTATTAAAAAATGAAAATCCCGATGCCATAATGTTAATTACTGATCCTAGATATTTCGGTTGGTTATTTAATATGGAACATGAAATTAGAAAAAACATTCCCATTACCTATTTAAACATTTGGGATGATTACCCAGCTCCAATGTATAATAAACCATACTATGAAGCCTGTGATTTATTAATGGGTATTTCAAAGCAAACAGTTAACATTAATAAATTAGTATTAGGGAAAGATAAAGGTAATAGATTATTTAAATACATCCCTCATGGGTTGAATCCTGAAGTATATAAACCCATAGATAAAAATGATAAAGAATTTATTAAATTTAAAACAAACTTCTTTAAAAAAGACATTCCAGAATTTGTAGTATTCTTTAACTCTAGAAATATTAGACGTAAACAAATCCCTGACACAATGTTAGCTTTTAGAGCCTTTTTAGATTCACTACCTAAAGAAAAAGCTGATAAATGTAAAATGGTATTACACACTGAAGCAGTAACTGATCACGGAACGGATTTGTATAAAGTAAAAGAATATTTCTTTGATGAAAGTTATCCAAACTCCATAGTATTTTCTCATAAAAAATTATCACAAAAAGAATTAAATTTTTTATATAATATTGCTGATGTTCAAATGTTATTAACTTCAAACGAAGGATGGGGATTAACTATTACTGAAGCTATATTAGCTGGCACTCCTATCATAGCTAATACTACAGGTGGTATGCAGGATCAAATGAGATTTGAAGATAAAGATGGTAACTGGTTTGTACCTAGCCCTGATGTTCCTTCTAACCATAGAGGTACTTATAAAAAACATGGTGAATGGGCTTTCCCAGTTTACCCAACTTCAAGATCAATACAAGGTTCACCTCCAACACCTTATATATTTGATGATAGATGTAGGTGGGAAGATGCTACTGAAAGGTTAATTGAAGTTTACAATTTATCTCCTCAGGAAAGATCAAAAAGGGGCTTAAAAGGTAGAGAATGGGCTATTTCAAATGAAGCTGGTTTTACTGCATCCCACCAAGCAGAAAGAGTAATGGAAGCTTTTACTAAATTATTTGAAGTATGGAAACCTAGAGAAAAATACCAAGTAATAAATGCAACTGAATATAAAGGAAAATTTTTAACTCATAAAATATATTATTAATGAATAAACCTATTTTTATAATAAGTTCCCCTTTTGACACCTACTCAGGTTACGGGGCTCGTTCTCGGGATATAATAAAATCCATTATTAACACAGGTAAGTATGAAGTAAAACTACTTCCACAAAAATGGGGTAATACTTCTTGGGATTTCTGTAAGGACCACCCTGAATGGGGGTATCTATATGATCACAAAATTACTCAAATAACAAGCCAACCTGATATTTGGATGCAAATCACTATCCCTAATGAATTCCAATCAGTAGGAAAATATAATATAGGATGTACCGCGGGGATAGAAGCTACAGCTTGTAAACCTGAATGGATTGAAGGGTTAAACAGAATGGATTTTAATTGGGTATCTTCTACTTTTGCAAAAGGGATGTTTGAAAGTATCAATTATGAAAAAAGAAACAAACAAACAAAAGCATTAGAAGGTATTATAAAAGTAGAAAAACCTATTGAAGTAGTATTTGAGGGGGCTAATTTAGACATTTATAAACCTATATCTAAAAGTGAAATTAAAACTATTAGTTTAGATGAAGTAAAAGAATCATTTTGTTTTTTAAATGTAGGACATTGGATCCAAGGAGACTTTGGTCATGATAGGAAAAATTTAGCTTTATTAATAAAAGCTTTTTATGAAACTTTTAAAGGACCAAGTAAACCAAAACCTGCTTTAATTTTAAAAGCCTCTATGGGTGTAGCTTCTTATATAAGTAGAGATAATATTCTAGATAAAATTAAACATATAAGGGAATCAGTAAACTCTTCGTCACTACCAAATATTTATTTACTTAATGGTGAGTTTAATGATAAAGAAATAAATGAATTGTACAACAATCCTAAAGTTAAAGCTATGGTAAGTTTAACTAAAGGAGAAGGATATGGTAGACCCTTATTAGAATTTAGCCTTACAGGTAAACCTATTATAGCATCTGGGTGGTCCGGACATTTAGATTTTCTCAAACCTAATTTTAGCACTTTACTCCCAGGTACATTAGAAAATGTGCATCCTAGTGCTGCTAACAATTGGTTAATAAAAGATGCTCAATGGTTTAAACCAGATGAGGGGGCTATTGGAAGAAATTTAAAAGATTGTTATAAAAAATATAAACAGTTTTCACTTAAATCAAAACAACAAAAACAATTTAGTAAATCAAATTTTAACTATAATAAGATGGAAGAATTAATAGACAAACTATTAGAATCTTCAATACCTAAATTCCCCCAACAAGTAGAATTTAAATTACCTGAATTGCAATTGCCTAAATTAAAAGCTTTATAATATGAATTTTGACCAATTAAAAGAATGCACTAGATGTGGATCTGATGCTTGTTATAACCAAGAAGTAACAAAAGATATTGCTATTGAATATTGCATAGGATGTGGTTTTCAACATAATTCAGCTATGATTAGTGGTAGTCAATTTCTCCAAGAACAACTTGAGGTTTTACCTGAACTTTATAAAGAATTAATGGATGAGGAAGTAGAATCTGGTAAAATATGGGTTCCAACTTCAGTTAATATTAATGATAAAGGGTTAATATTTGCTCATGGTACTGGGAGAGATAATTGGCATTGGGCAGCCGTAAAAGTAGTTCCTTGTACTATAGAAGAAAAAGAGAGATTAAAAAATGATTTTAAAGCAGATATGTCTACTTTAGTAAAATATGACGAAGGAGACTTTATGGATGCTTTATCATATATTGAAGTTTTACCATGAAGTTAGGAAATTTAACAGAAAAAATAATATCTATACTTACTTTAGGTCAAGGTAAAAGGTTAGCTATGTATATAGCTAAATTAAGAGGTAAGGAAGATTGTGGTTGTAACAGAAGAAAAGAAAAATTAAATAATATAAATTTTAAATCTATGTCAATTTCCCAAAAACCTCTTAATTTAGATTGGTCATCTAAATGGAATAAAATTAGGGGTCAAGTATCTTGTGCTTGTGAATTTAATTATGCTATTTTACAAGTTAAAGATAAACAAAATAATTTAATACATGAAGAAAAAATTATGGCTTCCCCTTATATGAGTGGTCAAATTAAAAATAAAGATATTTCCTTACCTTCATTTCTAACCCCTCATTCTTTTAGTTTAAAATTTCATAAAAAACACGAAAATACTTTTATTAATCCTGTAAATATAGATTTATAATGAAAATAAGTTATGGAATAACTGTTTGTAATGAACATCAAGAATTACTTTATTTAATTGAATTTCTTAACCCTATTATTGATAATGAAGATGAAATTGTAGTTGTCTATGATCAGAATAGAGTTACTGAGCAAGTAATGAAAATTCTAGAAGATCATAAGGAACAAGTTAGATATTTTCCATTTAATTTTAAACAAAATTTTTTAGAAAATAAAAACTATTTAGGAAGTGAATGTAAAGGAGATTATATTTTTCAAATAGATGCTGATGAAATTCCAAATGAATTTTTAGTTAAAAATTTAAAAACTATATTAAGCTCAAATAATGTTGATATGCTAGTAGTGCCTAGAAAAAATATAGTAAAGGGGCTAACCCAGGAACATATCAATAGATGGAGATGGAATGTAAATGAAAAAGGATGGGTTAATTGGCCTGACCAACAAAAAAGAATTTATCGTAATGATCCTTTAATAGCATGGAGAGGACATCAAATCCATGGGATGGTTACTGGGTATGAAACATATGTATCACTTCCTTTAAGTGAAGAATTTAGTATTACTCATAATAAAACTATAGAACGTCAAGAAAAACAATATAGTAGATACCATAAAATTGAAACTAACCAATTATGATAAAATTTAAAGTAGGAGTTATAGGAAATGGTTTTGTAGGAGAAAGCCAGGCATTTGCTTTTTCCCCAACAACTGATTTAAGGATTTATGATATAGACCCTAATAAAGCTACCCATACTAAAGAAGAATTAGATGAATGTGACTTTATTTTTGTATGTGTTCCAACACCTATGTACAAAAATGGGTCCCAAGACATCTCATTTATAGAGAAAGTATTCAAAGAAGCAGTTGAAGGTCCTATTTATATTATCAAGTCCACAATACTACCAGGTTCAACTAAAAATCTTCAAAATCAATATCCAAATTTATCTATTATATTTTCTCCTGAGTTTTTAACTGAACGTACTGCTAAGTTAGATATGTTAACTCAAGCTAGAATTGTACTAGGGGGCAATAGTAAATTAACTAATAAAGCAGCTAAATTATTTGAACAACGTTTTATGAATAAACATATAATCAAAACCGATTCAACCACAGCTGAATTAATTAAGTATATGAATAATACATTCTTTGCTACCAAAGTTAGTATTATAAATGAATTTAAATTATTAGCTGATAAATTAGATGCTAATTGGGAAGATGCCTTATATGGGTTTGCTTCTGACGGTAGGGTAGGAGATAGCCATTTACATGCACCCGGACCCGATGGTAAGTTAGGATATGGGGGTACTTGTTTTCCTAAAGATGTTAATGCTTTAATAACATTAGCTAGGGAGTTAAACACTCCTCTTAATACTATAGAAGGAGGATGGACAACAAATTTACAAGTTAGACCAGAACAAGATTGGAAAACAGATAAAGGAAGGGCAGTAAGTGATGATTAAAACATACAATGATATAATAAAAAGTATTACTACCAACAAACCTTTTGCCTTTACTAGATGGGGGGACGGAGAATGGTTAAACATACGAAAATCCCCTGGAAGTAACTGTGATGGTAATTTATACTATCATGATTTAGGTGATGAATTAAAAAGTATTGTAGAGACTAAACAAAATTATATTCTAGGTGCACAAGACAAAAAATGGAACTTGCCTTCTGATGTAGATAATTACCCAAACCAAGATTGGATTGATGCTGATATATTTCATAAAGCAAGCATGGGTAATAAAATTTTTCTACTTGAAGAAGCTCTCCAATCAAAGCATGTAGTTTATATAGGCAATAAAGATCTTAAACATTTATCTTTTATAAATGAATTTATAGAAATACCTCCTAATAATGTTTGGTTAGAAAGAGAAGATGTGTTTAATAAAGTTACCCAAACAATAGAAAAAAATAAACATAAAGTATATTGTTTTTCTGCGGGAATGGCCACAAATGTATTCATAGATAAATTATGGCATTTTAATATGACTCAAACTTATATAGATGTGGGTAGTGTATTTGATCCTTATGTTGGTAAAATTACTAGATCATATCATAAAAATTTAAAAACTAAATTTAATAATTAAAATAAAAAATGGATAGATCTCATATATTACAAAATTTTATAAATAAAAATGATTATAAATCCTATTTAGAAATAGGAGTAGATAGTGGGTGGTTATTTAAAAAAATAAATATTCCTCTTAAAGAAAGTGTTGACCCTGCAAAAGGTCAATATGCAAATGCTAAACCAACCTATAAGATAACCTCTGATGAATTCTTTAAAACATATAAAGACAAAAAATATGATATTATCTTTATAGATGGGTTACATGAGTCCCACCAGGTGGATAAAGATATAAAAAATTCAATAAATGTTTTAAATGAAGGTGGAAAAATTGTAATGCATGATTGTTCACCCTCAACAAAGAGAGCAGAAACAGTACCACGACCTGGACCTGGGGTTTGGAATGGTGATGTTTGGAAATCATTTGTTAAATTTAATTATCATAACCACCAAGATTATAATTGTTATGTTATAGATACAGACCAGGGTGTTGGGGTCATAGAAAAAGGTGTAGGACAATGTGATTACCAACTTCCAAAAGAATTAGAATATGAATGGTTAGTTGAAAATAGAAAACAGGCTTTAAATTTAATTAGTAAAGATGAATTTAGTAGAAGAATTTCATGAATTTACTTGGGATATGATTAGGGCTTTACCAAAATATTATTATTTACATTCTCGAGGAACCCCTGTAGAAGTACATTGTAAACCTGGTTTATCTGAATTATATTATTTTGCTGATAAAATAGTTGAATTGGATAAATTTCATGGTTATAATGATTCTATATCATATAATAATGAAGCCCCTGATTACGCTTTAAAAGAATGGCTTCCACCACCACTAAAAGAAAGATTTAAAGGTAAAGTTGCATTTACGAAACCAACAGTAGTTATTCAAAATAAATATGCTTTAGAATGGCTTACTGGTGTATATAATTATTTTCCAACCGAAGTATTAGGGGAATTATTTGATTACCTTAAAGAGGATTATGATATTATATATATCAGACCCAAAGGTAATACAAAGAATTATTATCAAGATGAAAATGAAATCAAACCCTTTAAAGATTATGAATTTATTGAAGAATATCATCCTTATGTTTATACCATAGATAAATTTATAAACCAATACCCAGAACTTAGTTATAATACACTCCAAATGCTACTACAGTCAACATCAGATAAACATATTACAGTTTCAGGGGGTAATGCGTGTTTAAGTGCTTATTTTGGGGGTGATGTGTTTATATTTGATAGTCCTGAGGGTAAGGGTGCAGGTAGAGGAGTATGGAAAGATAATTCTTGGTTGTCTATGTTAGGGGGAGCTAATATATTTGGGTTTAATGATTATGCAACATTAATAGATAAAGTAAAATTAAATTGGTAATATATGAG